TCGGCGCAGCGGCAGACGTTCGGGCTGCGGTTGGGTTGGCTGAGGCGGATTTGGACGAGCAGTTGGCGGCGATTCTGGAGGATACCGGGACGACGCTGCCGGCGCTGATTGCAGCGCTCGACACGCTGGTCGACGACGTGAAGGCGCGTACTGATTTACTCGGATCAGGCAGCGCACCAACAGTGCGCACGCCAGCAGCGAGCGATGGCCAACGCCTCACGCTCACGCGCGGCGATGCGTACATCGGCGCGAACGCAATCCGCTGGACGTTTGCCGCTGGTGTCGCTCGCGACCTTACTACGGCCTCTGCTGTGCGATTTACGGCACGAGACACGGATGATTCTCTATTGCTCAATGGCATCGCGGCGACCGTTACGCAGGCAGGCACGGGCACGCAGTTGGTTGATCTGGAGTTGACAGCGGCGCAGACGGCAACGCTACCGGCGAGCGACAACGCCAATCAGATGGTTGGTTATTTCGATTTGGAGGCAGACTTTGGCTCAGGTGATTACACTACGCTGGTTAGGCGCGGCAAGCTGATCGTGATAGGGGACGAGACGAGGCATTGATGATTGCAGAAGCGAAGAAGACATGCCGAAAGTGTGGTGAAGAAAAGCCGCTTGGCGACTATTACCAAGAGAGAAACAGGAATGGGAATCCGATTGGTGCAGAGTAAACTGCTACACCCTCCCCGTTGGAAGGGTCCTTCCGCATATGCACCGAAGGTTTCCCGCCCCCCAGTTCGCGCTTTTCATGCGAACGACATTGAATTGTGAACAACACCACCCGTAAGAATTGGACGGCGAAAACCTACGAGGAAATCGGGGAATTCTGCGGCGTTGGCGTCGATTCCGTCAAGCGATGGGCCGGTCAGGGAATGCCGTCGAAGCGCAGCCCGTACAAGCTCGACAAGATCGTCCAGTGGCTTCGCAAAACAGGCCCATGGCGAGCACGTAACGCGCCAAGCAACACCTCCGATCCACTACTCGCAGGACCAGACACGCCGCAACTTGAGCGATACCGAGCCGCGCGGGCGGACCTGGCGGAACTTGAGCGCGAGGAGCGAAAGCGAAACCTGATCGACCGCGAAAAAGCGCACGGGCTTTTCATCCGAGCCGCGCACGTTTTCCGGTCCACCGGCGAATCATTGGCCCGCGCCTACGGCCCGGAGGCGGCGAAGCTGTTTAATGATGGACTCCTGGAGGCTATCGGCATTGTCGATACTCTTGTGCTTGATGATCTTGGCATCGATCAACCCTGAAGAGGCGGTTCTACGGTACGAGTCGGCCACGGCATTCCGCGAAGGCGCTGCGCCCGTCGTCCGTTCGATTGCTCAGTTCGCCGCCGCCGAAATCCGCCACTACACCGGCCCTTACGCCGGAATGCGCTTCGATCCATCGCGCCAACCCTTCGCCGGTCTCTATCTCAATACGCTATCCAACGCCCACGCCTCCCGATGCTGGGACACATTCGCCACGACCGGCCCGCGGCAGACCGGCAAGAGCTTTCTCGGCTACGTCATTCCAGCGCTATATCACCTATTCGAGATCGGCGAAACCGTCATTCTAGCGGCCCCCACGCTCGATATGTGCGCGGACAAGTGGCGGGAGGATCTTCTCCCGGCCATCGAGGCGACCCGCTACAAGGATTTGCTGCCGAGGCAGGGGCCCGGATCACGGGGCAGCCGCCCCACCGCAATCCGTTTTCGCAACGGGCGCACGCTCCGATTTATGACGGCCGGCGGTTCTAAGGGCCGCGTTGGCTTTACGTCGCGCGTGCTGATCGTCACAGAAGCAGACCTGTTTGACGATTCGGTCGAAGACAGCGCGGCCCCGGATAAATTCTCCGAGATGCTCCACTGTACCGACGCATTCCGCTCTAGCCGCGTCGTTTACATCGAATGCACCGTGACCATCGCCAAGGGGCTGATTTGGCGGACCTATGAGCAAGGCACCGCGTCCCGCATTGCTCGCCCATGCCCGCATTGTCACGCCTGGGTGACTCCAGAGCGCGAGCATCTTGTCGGCTGGAAAGATGCCGAAACCGAAATGCAGGCCCGGCGCGATGCCGCTTTCGCCTGCCCCGCGTGCGCGAAGCCGTGGACCGACGCTGAACGCAAGGCTGCCAATGCCGATATGCGGCTGATCCATCGAGGCCAAGAGATCGACGATGCCGGGAAGATTGTGGGCGAACCGCCCGAAACCCGTACCCTCGGCTTTCGCTGGTCCGCTGTGGACAACCACTTTGCCGCCGCGGCAGACCTCGGAGCGGAGGAATGGAAGGCGGCCCGAAGTCGCGGGCGTGAGGATGCCGAGAAAGAGCAACGGCAGTTTGTTTGGTGCCTGCCGTATGAGCCGCCGGACTTGGACTTGACGCCGCTGGACCCCAACGAAGTTGCAGACAGAAAATCCGGCTGCAAAAAAGGAATCATTCCCGATGGCGCAACTCAAGTCACGGTAGGCGTTGACACCGGCAAGCGTGAACTCAATTGGGTTGCGATGGCGCACCGACCGGATGGCGGGGCGGCAATTATCGACTACGGGCTACATCCTGTAGAATCCGACCGGCGCGGTGTCACGGCCGCATTGATTCGCGCCCTCGAAGAATTGCACTCTTACCTTGACCGTGGATGGACAACTCAATCCGGCGCACAAATGAAACCGTCTCAGGTGTGGATAGACTCAGGCTATCACGAACACACCACCGCGGTTTACCAGTTCTGCGAAACTGTCAATCGACAGTTAGGTTTTTCTCGTGGTGGCGGCCGCTACCGGCCAACCAAAGGCTACGGCGAAGGGCAGCAGCGCATGAGCCGTTACACCGCCCCTAGAACGAAGTCCGCCGACATTCGCTACATCGGCCAAGAGCTTCACTACTCCTGGATTTGTCACGCCGGAGTGTTTCTAGTTCACATCAATTCCGACTACTGGAAGAGCGTTCTTCACAACGGCCTGGCTGTCCCGGCCGGTGAGCCAAACTCAATTGTGCTCTACGACGGGGCTACGAAACACGAGCACGATGATTTTAGCATGGAAGTTACAGCCGAAGTTCAGAAGGAAAAATGGATCGACGGAAAAGGCGCGGCGATCGTATGGGAGCGTGTCAGGCGGGCGAACCACAAATTAGACGCGGGTTATTCTGCGCTGGCAGCCGGATCAGTGACGGAGAACGCGAGATCGAGGAGAGGGCCTGGAGAGAGGCCGACGGCGGCGCAATTGGCCGGACGAGGTGCCTGATGCCTATCAGACCAGCAAAGGATCGGCCGACCGCGATGGAATTGAGTGGTTTAGTTCCGCTGTGTCCTAAATGCGGATGCGCCGATCTCCGTGAATTTGGCACGCCCAGAACTTGGTATCGGACTAACGGGCAAAAACGGCAGCTAAAGATTTGCAGGCATTGCGGCACTCCTGTTACCGGGAGTGACTATTTCGTGCCTGACACCGTTGAGTGATTCGCATATACACCATACCGCATTGAGAACTATTGCACATTCCTAAAAAAGTGGTATTACTCACTCATTGACAACCGATTCCGGCGACTACCGGGAGTAATTAACCCGGCAGAAACCAGCCTTCAAAAGGGCGGCTCGTGGGCCACGACCTACGGGACCGCCCTTTTTGTTTGCGCTCGCCGGACAGTGCGGGCAGGCCGGTGCCTACTCGAGGCCCATAACCTCGAGCTGCTTGGACCAACACTAAGGCCCGCAACTATGGCCGACTACGAAGACCAACTCGATGCAATCGCCAAGGGGCCGAAGTCCGCGTCCCACGCTGACGGTCGCTCGATGACCTCGCAGGACGCAGATGAGGTTATCAAAATCGAAGACCGCCTCAATGCCAAGTCGGCTCGCTCCAAGAATCACCTCGGTCTCGTGTTCCGTAAGATCGCACCCGGTGGAGGCGGACTATGAGCCTTTGGGGCGGCATCCGTCGTGCGTTCGGTTTTGGCCGCGGCAAGCCTATCGAGGTTACGCCGTCCGGCCGCACAATCCGCGCCAAGTACGACGCCGCCCAACTCACAGACGCCAACGCCCAGCATTGGGCGATGATCGACGCCTATGACGCCGATTCTGCGAATTCTCTCGCTGTCCGAACCGTGCTCCGCAAGCGCGCCCGCTACGAGATCGAGAACAACGGCCACGGCAAGGGAATCGAGTTGACCCAGGCCAACTACGTGGTTGGTCGCGGCCCTAAGCTGCGAATGCAGACGGGCAACAAGGGCATGAACAACATGATCGAGGCCGCGTGGGACCGCTGGTGGAAGCGCGTCCGCGGCTCTCGAAAACTCCGCACGCTCGTTAAGGCGAAGGTGAAGACAGGCGAAGGGTTCTTGCTTATCAAGCAGAATCCATCACTGGCTGACACGGTGAAGCTGGATCTTGTCGGCATCGAGGCGGACCAGATCACGACGCCGCGGCTCGCTTACAATCAACCAGGCCGAATCGACGGAATGGCGTTTGACGAGTGGGGAAACCCGCTCTATTACGACGTGCTCCGTTTCCATCCCGGCAGCCCGTGGTCGTCTTACACGACCGATCCTGACCGCGTGCCTGCGAAGTTCATGCTTCACCTGTTCCGTGAGGATCGCCCCGGCCAGCACCGTGGAATCCCCGAGGTGACATCGACGCTGGGGCTATTCGCCGCCGCGCGCCGCTTTCGTGAAGCTACGGTTGCTGCAGCCGAAACCGCTGCGGATTTCTCGGCCGTACTGAAAACGAACGGACCCGCCAACGACGATCCGGACGAAATGCGCCCATTTAGCACGGTCCCCATTGAAAAGCGCATGCTTACCATGATGCCTTATCAATGGGAGTTGGAGCAACTCAGGAGTGAGCATCCGAACACGACCTACCCGGAGTTTAACCGAATCAACACCGGAGAAGAGGCCCGCCCGCTCTCGATGAGCTATTCGATTGCATCGTGCGATTCGTCGAACAATTCATTCAGCGGCACGCAAAACGACCATTTGATTTACTTCACGTCGGTCGATGTTGAGCAATCGGAAATCGAGGACGCGGCGCTTGACCCTCTTTTCGAGGTCTGGTTTGCCGAAGCTACAGCCCGCTACGGTTGGGTTTTCTCCGAATCGCCCGCGCCGGCCTACGGTTGGGACTGGCCAGCCGTCCCGAAGATTGATGAATCGAAAACCGCCTCCGCTCGCCAAACAAATCTCCAGTCCGGCGTAAGCAGCCTCCGGCGAATCTACGCCGAAGACGGCTACGACTTTGAAGACGAGCTTCCCGCCATGGCGGAAGACTACGGCAAAACGCCGGAGGAGATGAAGGAAGCGCTTTTCAAAAAGCACTTCGGCGGAAACGCTCCGCAACAGCAAACCGCGCCGCCGGACGACGAGGAAGACGATCAACCGCCACCAAAAGCAAACGGCCGCAACGGCTTGTCTCGCAACGGAAACGGAAAGGCACGCGTATGAAACGACACACGGCACGCCGCCGCAAGGCCCATTGGATCGAAGCTGCCGCCGCGCCTCAACCATTCGTCTTCGAGGCGGCCGGCGTCGATTGGATTCAGGCCCAAGCCGCCGACGGCAACACAGAAGCGAAGCCCAAACGATTTGCCATGACCGCCTACACGGGCGGCGCTCTCCAGGTTTCCGCCTACGGCCTGCCGGTGGTCATCGACCTCGCCGGCCTTACGGCCCAGGCCCCGGTGCCAATCCTCTTGGACCACGACCATTCAAGCATCGTTGGCCACGCCGAAGAGATCGACCTGGCAGAGTCGCACCTAAAGCTCAAGGGCGTTGTCTCCGGCGCTTCCCCAGCATCGGAGCAAGTGACCGCTAGCGCCGCCATGGGATTCCCGTGGCGTGCATCGGTCGGTGCGCGTCCCGACAAACTGGAATTTGTCGGAGAAGACGTAAGCACGAAAGTCAATGGAAAACAGTTCAAGGGACCGCTGTACGTCGCACGTAAAGCGACCCTTGGAGAGGTATCTTTTGTCGCGGTGGCGGCTGATAGCCGGACATCCGCCAAGGTAGCGGCTTCCGCCGCGCATTCTTCACGAAAGGAAGAAGATATGAACTTTGAGCAATGGCTCCTCGCGATGGGCCTTGTGTATGCGGAACTCCGCGACGATCAAAAAGCGAAGCTCCAGGCCAAGTACGATGGTGAGTTGAAATCCGCCGCGAAGAAAACCGGCGAACCGATCGAGGCCGCCGCGAAGACCATTACGGCCCCGACGTTCGACCTGTCGGCCATCGTGCTCGCGCACGAGAAGCACATGACGACGATCGAGGCCACGGCCGCCGAGTACGCCGAGAAAGTGGCTCCGGCGAAGATGGCCGAACTGAAGGCCGCCGCAGCCAAGGGAGCGATCGAGGCGAAGTCCAAGGCGCTCAACGAAGAGTGGGCCGCGCCGCGACTCGAAGCCGAGCACATCAAGGCCGCCGCGCTCTTCCGCGCCGACCTCATGGTTGCCGAGCGGCCGAAGGGACCGGCAATCCACGCATCGAACCGCGACCTGTCCGGGGCTGTTATCGAAGCGGCCCTCTGCCAATCGCTCGCCATCCCGAAGATAGAGGCGAGCTTCAAGCCCGACGTGTTGGAGCAGGCCCATTCCGCTTTCCGTGGCCGCCTCGGTTTGCAGCAGGTGATTCTCACCGCCGCCGCGTCCAACGGCTATCCGATAGCGCCGGGTGAGCGAATTCGGCAAAGCAACTGCCGCGAAGTGCTCCGCTACGCTTTCACCCCAATTCACGCCTCGGCAACGCTCTCGCTACCCGGCATCTTCTCGAATGTTGCCAATAAGGAATTGCTGGCAGGCTTCGAGGAAGAAGACCAGGTATGGCGGGAAATATCCGCGATCCGCACGGTGAGCGATTTCAAAACCGTCACGTCCTACAGGCTCCTTGACGAGATGGAGTACGAGGAACTTCCTCCGGACGGAACCATGAAGCATGGGGCCGTCAGCGAAGAGAGCTACACCCGACAGGCCCGGACCTACGCGAAGATGTTCTCTCTTTCGCGTCAGGACATCGTGAACGATGACCTGGGGGCGTTCGATGACCTTCGCACGCGATTAGGCCGCGGGGCCGCCCGCAAGTTCAACAACGTTTTTTGGGCGAAGTTCATCAACAACTCGACCTTCTTCACGGCCGCCCGCGCCAACTACATCAGCGGCGCGACAACCACGTTGCTGACGGATTTCGTCGGACTCCAAGCCGGAATCGAGAAGTTTGACAAGTTGGCCAGTGCCGCCGTTGCTCCGGCCACAAAGGGGAAGCGGATCGGAGGAACGCCGACAATTCTTCTCGTTCCGCCGGAACTGGAAGCCGTCGCGATCCAGATTTTCACCCCGATCGCCGCGGCCGACGCTGCGAAGGTCAATCCCTACGCCGGGAAATTCCGCCCGGTCAAGGCGATCCAGTTGAGTGATTCTACCTTCACCGGCAACAGCGCAACCGCGTGGTACTTGCTTCGCAACCCGGCGATTCTCGCCCCGATGGTGGTGAGTTTCCTCGATGGCGTTCAGCAGCCGATCGTCGAATCAGCCGACGCCGACTTCAACCAGTTGGGAATCCAGTTCCGCGGCTACCACGATTTCGGCTGCGACCAGGCCGAGTGGCTCTGCGGTATCAAGTCCAAAGGCGCGGCGTAACCGCCGCTTTTTCGGTGTACGTGTTTCGCCGCTTTTTCCTGGGAGATCAAGAGTAGGAGAACTGAACAATGGCTCAAACGCCTGTAATTCGAGAGGTCAAGAACGACCAACTCACGGTCGATTACGACGCCGCAGCCGACAAAACAGCGGGCGACGTGATTGAAATCGGCAGCGTGCCGATGGTGCTTTGCCGCGACATCGACTACAGCGAGAACCCCCGTGGGGCGCTGGCAGTCGGAAACGGCGAAGTGTGGCTTATGCCGCAAGTCGCCGGGGTTATCACGGCCGGAGACGCCGTGTACTGGGACAACAACGGAAGCCCGTATGGCGGGACCGCTCTGAGTGGTTGCGCGACAGGGACCGCAAGCGGCAACTATCTTGTCGGGACCGCCGCGCCGTTGCAAACTAACGGCACGAACGCGACCACCGCGACCGATTCCTATGTTCGCGTGATTCCGAACGCGGCACAGCGAACGGCGACAATCGCCGGAGCTGTCACGGCGGACGACATTACGGGGTCGGACGCCTCGCTGGCTATCGACGGAAAACCGGGGGCCACGAGTGCCGGCGGTGCTGTGGTCGGAACGGGCGGCGCTGGCAATGGAGCCGGAAATGCCGGTGGAGCGTGGACTGTCACGGGCGGCGCTGGCGCGGCAGCCGCCGGGGCGACGGGCGGGGCCGGTGGTGCCGTCTCACGCACGGGTGGTGCCGGTGGAGCCGACACGAACGCCGGGACGGGGGGAGCCGGCGGGGCAGGAATCACCACGGGCGGCGCTGGTGGCGCGGTCACGGGGGCCGGGACCGGCGGGGCCGGTGGGGCAGCCGGTCACGTCGGCGGTGTCGGTGGCGCGACGAGCACCACGGGCACGGGCGGGGCTGGTGGTGCGATCAGTTCGACCGCCGGGGCCGGTGGCGCTGCTACCGGGGCCGGAACGGGCGGCGTCGGTGGGGCCGCGGCCTTTACTGCCGGGGCTGGCGGAACCGCCGCGACGACCGGGACAGGCGGCGTCGGTGGCGCTGCCGGATGCACGGCCGGGGCTGGCGGCGCTGCCGGAGCCGGTGGAACCGGGGCTGCTGGCGGTGTTGCGAATCTCACCGCGGGCGTCGGTGGTGCGGCCGGAACGACCGGCACGGGTGGCGCTGGTGGCGCGGTCAACGTCCTGGGTGCCGCGGGTGGTGCCACGGCGACTGGGACCGGCGGGGCAGGATCGACGATCACCATCACGGCCGGGGCCGGTGGAACGGCGTCCGGTGCCGGGACTTCCGGGGCCGGTGGAAACGTCGTCATCACCGCCGGTGCTTCGGCGGCCGGCGGCGGAACGGCCGGCAAGCAAGGCATGGTGCGCGTGCTGAGCCGTCAGTCGTCTACGGTCACGGTCACGGCTAAGACGATCGATGCAACACTAACAATCGCCGAACTGCTGACCGGATTCCTGACCGGCACGCACACGGCGGGGGCCACCCAGACCTACACGCTGCCCACCGGAACGAACATGACGGCCGGCTGCGCGTGCGGAGACGGCGAGGGCTTCGAGTGGACCCTGGTAAACCTGTCGGCCGCTGCTGCGGACACGTTGACCGTCGCCGCCAATACCGATCACACGATTGTCGGTATTGCCGTCGTTGCGTCCGTTCACGCCTCGACCGGAGGCGCGGCGACCAGCTACGGAATCAGTTCCAGCCGGTGGTACTCTCGCAAAACGACCGGCAACACCTGGGTGACTTACCGTATTGGATAACCTAGACATCATTCCCGGCCGTGGGCGTGGACTCGACACCCGCGCCCACGGCCGGATCTTGCAGGACAGAAAGTGTGTATGGACGAACTC